CACTTATTCAATTAAATTTCAATTACAGGAAGTACTCAAACTGCATTGTTAAGGTCTCAATGATTACATCATCACTTGTTGCGTCAAGGTCTCCACACTCATACTTGCTGAACCAACATTCTGCAAGTTGGAACTCTCTACGAATGTTACCAAACCTGTCACAGACTTGAATAACCACTGTACTTCTACAGGTGTTATTATTAAAGACTGTTTCATACATGGTCTGTAAGTAATCATCTGCATACATACCTCTTTCAAATGTAATCTCTCCAACACTTTCTCTTCCCGGAAGTTTATGTGCGTGTTCATACATATTCTCAAGGTATTCCACTACAGCAACTTCTCTACTAAGTCCACCGACTTTCTGGAAACCAACACCTGTTGGAAGACCACTAATTTGAACCCTAAACATGAAAGCCTGTAAAGGGTCTTGCTCAATGGTTCTTGAAGCGTATGCCTTAGTTGTAAAAACATCTTTTAAGACTTTTGCAAATTTCATCTCACATTACCTCCTTACTGTGCTTCAATATTGTGTGCTAACTTAATGATAACAAATTCAGCAGGTTTTACAGGTGCATATCCAATCTCGATATTTAACTGACCATCTGCGATTGTTGCATCAGTATTGTTTATAGTTACATAGTACGCTTCATCAGCAGTTCCCTTTAATGCTCCAGAAGTTCTTAAAGTCTCAAGAAACGCTTTACAAGTTGCCTGTACTCTGCTCCAAAGACTTTCATCATTTGGTTCAAACACTGCAAACTGTGTTGCATCATAGAGAGACTTTTTGATGTAAAGGTTCAAAAGACCATCCGTTACATACTTCATTGTACTATCTTCGCTATTAAGAGAACGAGCACCCCAAAGCACAATACCTGCATTAGGTCTTGAACATATACAAACAACACCAATAGAATTGAGTATTGAAATGTCTCTATGTGTAAGAGGATATTCCATCTCTACAAAACCTCTAACTACTGCGTCTATACCAGCAGGTGCTTTGTGAATACCTCTGTTCTCAATTATTCTTGCATAAACACCCATTACATGACCTGCTGTAGGTACAGTCTTGAGTGTATCTGTAAGAGGGTCATTCACTTTACCCCAAGGGTAAGCAATAGCACCTGTCCAAGCACTAATACTTCTTCTGTATGCTTTAGTAGCTTCTACTGTAGAACCCATAGGCATATCTAAAATAGGGAAGAGACCATTTGCGTCACAATAGGACACAAGGGCATCATTAATCGTTGCAGAAGTCTGACCAGGGATTGCTACCATAGTCACATCATCAAGAATACCAACCATGCTACTAAGAGCAACTAGATAATCAATGTCTGTTAAATCACTACCATCTGAACCATCGCCAAGATAAATATCTTCCTCGGCAAGGTCTTTGGCTATAGTGTAGTTATAATCAAATGCAGACAACCATGTTTTAACTTTGCTGTTGCTCATAACCTTAGAACTAATATCTTGGGCAGAACAGTCTGTGACTGTTACACTGTCTTTGGTCTCTCTCATTTCTACTGTAACATCATAAGCAGGATAGGACATAGCATCATAATCAGCACTCTTTCTAATAGAAATCATAATCTCATTACCCCAACTACCCTCTGTTGAAGCTACTGCTGTAATACCATTAACTGGGCTATTGTCTATACGTGCTTTTGCAGCCTGCTTTTTAATACTACCAACATACAACTCTTTACCACCATTTGCGAAAAAGCCATATACTGCATAAGGTAAATAACTGTTCTCAAGGAAAGGTGTGTCAAGACCATTTGCATACTTATCAATAAACTCTGTCCAAGAGCCAATCTTCTGTGCAACATTCACAACACCACTTCTGGTCACACCAATAAGAATACCGACAGAAGAACTTGCTTGAGTGAGCTGTGAACCACTAACTATGTCTTGTATATATACACCAGGTGCGTTATACATAACTTATTCCTCCTTTTCTTTACTGTTCTTCTTCTGAACAGTAGTTTTTTCATTTTTTACTGATTTAGGTTCAGCAACCTCTTCACTGATTAAAATACCTTTATCCACTAAATTCTTAATGTGCTTGGTCATTTCAGTGTCATTGATAGTCATTGACTTGTTATTGTCTAATCTCAAGGTCTTTTTATCACCATTGAGGTCACACACAAGCTGACCACCAGATTTGTTAATCAATTTAATTGTTGACATTTCTGTACCTCCTAACTATTACCTCTTGCGTCAAGGTCTTGGATAACAACCATAGGCATATTATAGCGTGTTTCTTCATCTAATTCTACCCATATTTGCAAATTTATTATTGTATGAAAAAGTCTATTGTCATTTAATACTAAATCTTCCTTAACAACATTCCTACTTGCAAGGCAGTTACAGGAACGCTTAACACCACCATCATCAATAACATCTAAGTTAAATTGACGGAAGTGTTTTGTGAGCCAAGTTCTAGTCATGGTGTCCATATCTGTCTGATACTCTGACCATAAATCAATTTGATAATTCAAATTGAATGATACAGCAGGGTCTTCTAACTCTATTTGTTTTGTCTGTTCATTTCTTCCTACTACTACAGGAGCAGGATTGTATCTTCTTGGCTCAAAACCATAAGTACTGTTATAAATACTAACGCAAGGAAATACCTCAAATTTAAGGTCTTCTTCTGGCTTTCTGATAATGATAGCTTTGTCCTCATCTAATGCAGTTAAAACACCATTAGTATTTACATATCTAATAGTGTCTTTTATCTCTTGTTTCAAAGCTGTATTTACTTCTTCAAACCACACATTAGCTGACATTCTATCACCCCTTTACAAGTTCTTTCATAAGGTCTTTCCAATGCTCTTTTAGCAAATCTTCAACCTCTTCAAATGTTGGTTGCACAAGTGGTCTTGGTGGTATCTTATCTGTACCATATTCTAACCATATCATAAGGTCTGACATTTTCATTCCACCATCATGTCTCTTCCAAGGAGAAGCACCTATAAAAATAGTGCTACCCTTTACAGATGATTTAACTCT